TTGACCGCTCACAGACTCCACAAGCCCGCTTTGGGCAGACTGTAGGGGAATGCCATCGGTGAACCCGACATAGCTCCCATAGCGGCTCACAAGGGCTGCCTGCTCGGTCGTTACCATGAACTTGGTGGTCTGATAGACGCGCTGCCTGCGCTTGCGAGCACCGAATCGCCATGCGCGGGTCTTGTCACAGATACCAAAGGCTTGGACCTTCTCTGGCCTGACTCCGGCATCAGAACCAAGAAGATAGGTCACCGTCTCCGGCTTTGCTGTGTCTCGATTGATGTACTCAACTTCAACTCCATCGGTCACGTCACCCGGATCCCAAAGAATGATCTCACGCTCCAACCCAGGCTCCATCTGAACCTCGACCGGATAGACATGCTCAATGGCTGTTCGTACCTGATCTCGGATCGGTGTGAGCAGCCCATTATCCAGAGTCGGCTCCGCATACCCGCAGGCCAGTATCTGCTTCAGCGTCTCCCAAGCTGTCTGGTCACGATCAACCGTGGCAGCGAAATAGTCACCGCGGGCATCGAGTATCTGCCCCAGGGCATCAAACGCAGCCAGATCCAACTCAGCATCCGTGTAGCCAACCTCCTTGGCAACATAGAGTGCTGCTGCCGTGATGGACTCGGTGGCCTGCGTAGCCATCCATGAACCGTTTCGGTAGTCAGGCAAGTGTCTCGTCTGGTCTACGCGAATCTTGTTCTCTGCGGTTTGGGCGAGGTTGTTGGATGACTTAATAGCAATATAAGTCGTCGAGAAAGGATAAGACGTTGGCGTTGGAAGCTTAGCCTGTAAAGAATTCCACTCAACCTTTCTTCTATATCTTGTCGAATCAAACTCAACCGTTACTCGTCGGACTCGTACTAGCGGGCGACCTGCTGAAGTTAGCGCCCTCACTATAGTAGAACCTAGTTGGTCTAGCGTTGAACCTGATTTTGTATATGTAGAAGATGTCCAGTTTGCCCCATCGTCAAGCGAATACTGTATTTCTACTTGAACAGATGTTGAATTTTTGCTGCCGTCTGTGCCTAATAAAACAATTCCTTCTGGATAAAAAAAGTTCAGCCAGATAAATTGTGTAGTTTCCCCTTCAGGGCAAGCATAAAAAGGACCAGCCCACGGTCCAGCTCCGCTTGTAAAAGTAGCTTCTAAGGTGACACCACCTTCTTGAGCAGCGGTGAATCCAGTCCATGATGGATCGCCAACCTTGGTTACAGTGGCAACATCATCAGTGATTGATGCTACCTCATATGTTCCATTATTTGAGGCAGACCCAGAAACCGTAAACTCGGTATCTACACCAAACTCAAACTCACGAACAACCAATGCACCGTTTATATTATCTACAACGGTCAAAGTATATCCATCAAAATCAATGTATCCACCAGTTGTAGGTTCAATTAGATCTACAAACCCGGGTAACTCGATACCTGCGGTTCCAGACGTAGACCCTACTTCCGGAGAAGTATATACGTTCAAATTATAGAGAAGACTTGATAAATCTGCGTCTGGATCAAAGTGTACAATGTCTATATCATCGCCAGAAACAACAGGCGTGTTACCAATCAGTGTCTCATTGATGGTGTATTTCCCTACGCCCCTAGACAACCAGAGTTGCAGCCAAGACTCATCATTGATGTAAACCCGTCGAGGCTGGTTCAGGTATGACGGGAAACAAGGGAACCGGCCAAAGTGCTCTTCAACAACATCATTCAGTCTAGCTTTGTTGCCCTGAGCGTTCGGGTCATAGATGGATGACGACGAACCAGGGTCAGTGGGTGGCTTGGGAAGATTGTTGAGAGCATAGATGGTGTAGGCTGCGCTGACTACTGCTAGGCCAATGGCAACATAAACCAGCGTCTCAACCCCCTTCGGTTCAGCCACCACAACAACGACATCCTCATCCTTGAGTTTGAGTCTCCCCCACAGTTCTGGAGCAACATACGTCTTGTTCAGTTCGACGCTGATGGGCTGGTCAGGTGATGGGTGGTAAAGATCAGTCTGCTGACGCAACCATTGTGCAAAAGTCTGACCTGATCGGACTGTGTGCGTCTCGACCGGGGTACTGGCCAGTTTGTCAGAATACACTTCAATGATTGGCACGATAGTATCTCGTTGCTGGTTGAACCGCTTCCCAGTGTATCAGGCGAACCCGAGAAGGTCCGTGCTGACTGCCTGTATGCTGAACCCAGATGTGACGATCCATCTCTAAGCACAACCCGACATGCACGAACTTGGCCCCTTCATACACGGCGGCAATGGCTAAATGCTGCGGTCTGCATGGCTTCACTAGCCTTCTGACAGCCTCATGTCCGTTCTGCATGGACTTGTGACCCACACGTCCGAAGGGAGGCAGATCAACACCCTGCTCGGCCAGCATCGCCCACACCATGCCCCAGCAGTCGTAATGTGTTGGACCCCTGGCCCCGGCTTTGTATGGGTAGTGAAGGTACTTGTCTGCCCACATCACCAGTATCTCAGACCGGGTGCAAGCGTAGCGGTGTACTTGGTGCGATTCCAGTTGACATTGGCCAGATCACCGAAAGCACAGTCAATGCGGGCGCTCTGCCGTGTCACCCTAGCCCCAACCATCCTCATGCTGATAGGTGCCTCAGCAGGGCCTGAGGACAACGCATTCCAGCGATAGACCCTGACGGTGACCGTGACTATACCTCCCGATTCTTGTGCCGCCTGAAGGGCTGCTAGAGCCTCACCGGATACGTTGTCAATCTGGAAGGAAAGGTTCTGGCGACCTTGGACGTTTCGCTCTGGGCGCTGAATGGCTATCGGTGCGGCCATGTAAGTTTTGTACTCACCACTTTCCTCGACGGCGGTCAGATCACGGTAAGAACGAGCCAGTCGTATTGCTCTATCGCCATCAGAAATGGCTAATCCTTGAAAAGCATCGCCACTATGAGAGATCGTCAATGTCAAAACAATCTCTTCACCAAATGGTGCGCTGGCGTATATTTCGTTGATGATCGTCATGCGTAGATACTAGCCACGTCGATGGTATCCAGCTCAATAATCTGAATATCAGCAGACAACTCCCACATAGTTCCCAATCTATTGATCTGGCCAATACGTCGAGTCAACCTGACACGATGAAGTGCAGTTTGATTTGAAGCATAAGCGGGCACAGTCAAATTTATATTCCACCACTGGTAACCAGCGACCTTTTCTAGCCATGCGTGAATCTTCGATACTTCGTTAGGAGTGCCGATCCAGCGCAACCTTGCCTCAGTTGTTGGATTCTTTGAAATATCTCTCTGTACCACCAGCCCAGTTGACAGCTCAGAACGAATAATAGAATCCATTGGGGCCAGTGAATAGCCTTCCAAGACTGGAAGCGGAAGAAACTCAGGATACGAAAATCCTGCACTCAGGTATCTGCCGGTGTCTCCCCATAACGACTCAGGATCAGTAAAATCTATAGCAGGAAGGTATACACGGTCTTTAAGATGTTGGTACTCAATAAGCGTTTTGATGCCTTGCGGAGAAGCACTTGGATATGCGTCTGCAAGATACGCAGCAACACCGGCTACTTGAGGTGCAGCAGCAGAAGTGCCACCAAATTTTCCGATAAGATGGTCAGGGTCTGTTGAGTTTGGGTATTGAGTTTTAACGGTGGGTGAATATGGACTAACATAAGGATTGCTTTTGTTTGTGCCGCTTGTGCAGGCTGCGACTGTTTGTTGTCCTGGCGCATAAATGCCTATACCAGGACCACGAGAAGAGCTACTCTGAATAACTCTTCTGCCATTGTTTAATTCAACATCAATGTTACCACAAATAATTGCGTTCTGCGTACACCAACCTTTATTGTAAAAAGTGTATGTTGTTGCACCGACTTGAACTGCATTATCCCAATCTGCGTCGCCTTCTTTGGCAATGTAAGCGCCTCTATTACCTGCTGACACGCAAAATATGACGCCAGCATCTATCATATCGTCGTAGTCTGCATTTAATGCAACATTGTAAACTGGCACCTTTCCTGTGTCACCACCTGAGTTAAACTGTGTGACAAGTTTGTATTGTGCCTTAGTTGCCGCACTGTCGGCTGGTGTCAACGCGTAGTGAGTATCCCTGTACCTAACATTAAAATAATCTGGTTGTGTACTTCCGGAAGTGGATTGAACGCAAATCGTTCGCCTAGTATTTCCAGCAGCAACTTTCAACTCATGCCACTTCTTTACTAGCAAGCTAACTTCATTAAATCCAGAGGCGTCTGACCAAGGTAATGGATATATTTTTGCTTTTGGCACCCATCCGCAGCGATTACCTGCAACTAGGCTTGCCATACAATGACCGTGACTATATTCACGCGCACGGTCTTGGTCATACATGATCGCAGGTGTAAAATCTCCAGAAACAGACAGGCCGGTAACAGCAACCCAATCAATCTCTACAACTCTGGTGTTTCCTTGATCGTCCAAAAACTCTGGATGATCCCTAAGAACATTGCCAGGGTCAAGAATGACAACATCTACATTCTCTCCAAGAGTTGTTCTTTGTAACTTTGCAGATGTCAACCCTGACGATGCAATGTTGTCGTATGGCAAAGAACAGACTGCTAAACCATAATTTACTTCATTGGCGTCAATAGTAGAATCGTTCGCTGATACTTGAATGTCGTCAATATAGTCACTTTCAATAAATATATTATTTTCTTCTGGACTACCAATCATGCTAATCTGTAAAGGAAAGTCGTCAAGATTGTTTATATTTTCTTCAGGAAGAACAATTTTTAGATTGCGGTTGCTATAAGGCAGATAATCAACGCACTCAAATTCACAAGAGTCAATAAACTCTTGCTTGTTTATCCCTTTATTGAGGGTCACATAAACGTCTTTCATCGCCCGGTCACCTGGAGGCCCCTGTACGTCTGCTGAATGGCATCTCTCACTTTACCACCGCCTTTGATCGAAGCAACCACCACGTCCACGATGACTCGATCCTCGTCCTGCCTCTGGTTGACTTGGCCAGCCCTGGAGGCATCTTCCATGAGGTTCACTGTGATGTTGGTGTCAGAAGCCATCGTCTGCCCTTCTCGATGGTCGATGACCGTCTCGTTGGGGTGAAGGATAGCAGGGAAACCACCTCGACCGTCGATGCCGCCTGAGCGCATCCCCATTCCGGTGTAGCCGCCGCCTTCGAAGGTAGCAGAGGCATTCGCCGCCAGTGTGGCAGCAGCAGCATAGGCAGCAGCAGCAGTTTGAGCAGTAGCAGCCGCCGCAGGTGCCAATGATGGACCAA